CAAATGTAATGACCACGAAACCTTGCTGCCAACGCGAAGGATGACCTTCTGTATATTCAAATTGAGCATATTCAGGATCACTTAACATGCCTGTTTCAACGCCCCAACGAGATCCACGGCGGTCTCTCATGGCTGTTACTTGAAGCTGATGTGTATGTCCTGTGATGATATTAATGCCTGAGTGGAGCGTATTGTTATATCCACCGTGAATGCCGGATCGAAATCTGTGTCTTACTTCTGTTTCATTGATCATTAAAGCGTAAGAAAATTCCCAATCTGGGAACTTGTCTGGCAGTGTTTGAACCAAACCATCAAGCTGCAAAGCATTGTTTAAAATGAAATTATCCATGCGAATGTCATGGTTTCCAATTGTCCAACATTTATATTTTGCGTTGGGCAATTGTTTGAGCATTTTTTGAGAATAAGAAATTTCATCTCCGACGGGTGGCGCTTTCTTATTTCCAAGTGGATGACGAGAAATTTTTGCGCCATCGATAACATCGCCATTCATAATAATTCCAGTTGGCTTAATTGTTTTGCATATTTTAACAAATGCTTTCCATATTGGTGCTTCATCGCCTGGCCAAAAGTGAGCATCTGATCCAATTACCCAAACGCTATTTGGCTCGTTAATTGTAATTATTTTTGGGTAAGTCCAACTTATTCTTTCTTTTAATTCTTCTGCTTGTTGAATTCCATTTGGAAACCTTCGTTTTGCTTCTTTAATTCTATGTTGAAATGTTGATTCAGAAACACCTAAACTTCTTGCCGCTGCTCTGGCATTTTTCCCGCAAGATTCATAAATTCTTAAAGCTATTATTATATCTTCGACGCTTAAAGATGTTTGAGCCATACTAATTATCCTTGACCAATGTTAGTTTTGGTCTTTGTTTTACGGGTGCTTGTTGAACAGGTTGCGGAATTTCTTCTTCGTCCTCAATAATTAATTCGGCACAATATTCAATTATTTCGCAATCGTCGTCTGGCCAATCGTCCCATGAAGTGTTTTCTGCTATAATAAAAGCCTCTTCAATTGTCGGTGCTTCTATAACGCATGGGTAAGATGCAATGATTTCCACCATAAATTTTGGCATGGCTCTATACTCCAATGACAATATCATGATAATATATCAATGTAACATTTTTGTTAAATTGTCTTAATTACGTCTCAAAATGGTAGGTATTAGATGAAAAGCCGTTGGTATAAGCCTGACGAAACCAAATCCATGGCTTGCCCACTGTCTGTTGGACAGGCTGAAGCAGGTCGATATACGTTCTGCGTCAATGAATCATGCATGGCATGGCAATGGTTGGTTATTGATGACGGAGAGAGACGCGCTCACGAATATGGCGAGTTGATACCACAGGGATGGGCGAAGGCTTCTGAAGTCTATGAGATTGATGGCGGTAAGTTCTTTGACATCATAAAGAAGCCAACTCATGGTCGATGCGGCATGGTTCCGTATTTTGGTGACAAAGATGGACATAGTTGAAGAGGTAATTGACCTTAAAAAACGGGTTAAAACCAAAGATGAGCAAATCAGGATACTGAAGTCAGCGCTTGAAAAGATAGCTGGCTATAAAGGGCATCTGGTCTCATCTTCTGTTGGCATTGTTATCGCAAAGGTGGCATTATCAGAAGCAGATGAACTAGAGGAGAAGCAGTAATGCTTAGTCATATCAAGAGCGTATGGGCCTATTTTTGCGATAATTCGTCAAAAATAATCGAAATTTACGTTTCAATCTTGGGATTAGTATTGGTTTTTGCTCTTCCAATAGCAATTTTTATAGATCCAACTCGCGCTGTGGTTATGGCTTTGCTTTTGATTGCTTTGATTTTGAGTGCATCATTGATTTAAAACTAAGCGGAGGTAACTCAGTGGTAGAGTTCCTGCCTTCCAAGCAGGGTGTCGTGGGTTCGAATCCCATTCTCCGCTCCAATTTGCATGTGAGATTCAATTGTCTTATACTTTGGAAAGCCAAGCGAGGACGCTTACATGCCACTTACGCCAGAATTAGTATCCACAATCCGCCAACCTGCTCCTGATCAAGAAGAGCAGCAGAATGGCGCTGATATCGTTGTTGAATTGGTTGATGACAATGCTACGGAAGACAAACCACACATTGATGAAGACGGGAATGTCCTACGCATTGAACATCCTGACGGTTCTATTAGCGTCTCTCTCAATGGGGAACCGATAGAAAAAGCCAAAAAGACCAAGCCGGAAGGTTGGTTTGCCAATCTTGCCGACGAGATCGATGACATCGAACTCAGCCGGATTGCTGATGATCTTCTGCGTGGCATTGATTCGGATCTTGAAAGCCGTCGTGAATGGATTGAAGAACGGGCGCAGGGTATCAAGCTGCTTGGTCTTAAAATTGAAATTCCAGGACTTCAGGGAACGGCAGACGGCGCTCCGGTCGAAGGCATGTCGAAGGTTCGCCATCCGCTCCTGCTCGAAGCCGTATTGCGTTTTCAGGCTAATGCTCGTTCTGAACTGCTCCCGACTGATGGCCCTGTGAAGATCCGTGACGATTCCAACAATGGATCTGCTGCTCGTGATCAAATGGCAGATGCTATGGAAAAGGATTTTAATCATTATCTGACATCGACAGCTAAAGAATACTATCCTGATACCGACCGAATGCTGCTTATGCTTGGATTTGGTGGAACGTCGTTCAAGAAGATTTACTATTGCCCATTGCGTCAGCGTCCGGTGTCGGAAAGCATCGATGCCGACGATTTGATCGTCAATAACTCCGCTACTGATCTGGAAAGCGCTCGTCGTGTTACGCATCGCGTATTTATGCGACCGTCTGTTGTGAAGCGAATGCAGATCATTGGCGCTTATCGTGACATTGAACTCAATCAGGCAAGCGAACCGCAGTTGGATGCTGTCCAGATTGAGAAGAATGCCCAACAGGGTATCCAAAAGACCGCATCCAATCCAGAAGATCGTGATCGTGAGATCTATGAGTGCTACTGCGAATTGGACATCAAAGGCTTTGAACATGAGATCGATGGCGAAGTTACGGGTCTTGAGATCCCGTATCGCGTCACAATTGACACATCTTCGAAAAAAATTCTGTCAGTTGTTCGCAATTTTGACGAAGATACGAAGGATTTGCCTGAAGCTAGGGTCAATTTTGTCAAATATACCTTCGTTCCTGGCCTTGGGTTCTATGACATTGGCTTGCTGCACATCCTTGGTAACACCACAAATGCGGTAACAGCGGCATGGCGTGAACTGCTTGATGCCGGAATGTATTCGAATTTTCCAGGCTTTCTGTATTCGAAGCAGTCTGGCCGACAGAACAGCAACATCTTCCGTGTGCCTCCAGGCGGGGGAGCGCAGATCGACACAGGCGGTATGCCAATCAATCAGGCAGTGATGCCATTGCCATATAAAGAGCCATCAGCGGCTCTTGGTCAGCTTGTCGAGAACATCAGCCAATATGGTCAGCGCCTTGGCGGAACCTCAGAAATGAATGTTGGCGAAGGTCGGAACGATGCTCCGGTTGGAACCACGATTGCTTTGATCGAACAAGCCGTCAAAGTCATGAATAGCGTCCATAAACGGATGCATTCAGCACAAGCGGAAGAGTTTGCGCTCTTGGGACGTTGCTTTAAAGAGCATCCTGAGTCGTTCTGGCAGAGAAACCGTAAGCCAAACATTCCACAGGATGAGGCAATCTTCCTTCAGGCGCTCGAAGATTACCTGATTGTGCCACAGGCAGATCCAAATACGTCGTCGCACAGCCAACGAATCATGAAAGTGGCTGCTCTTATTCAGATGGCAACGGCAGATCCGGCAGGATTTAACCTTCCAGAAGTGCGTCGTGAGGCCTTGACCACCATTGGATGGACAAATGCTGACCAATTCCTTGCTCCACCTATGCCTCCACAGCCAAATCCTGAAGCACAGGCGAAAATGGCTGATTCGCAAGCCAAGATGATCACGGCACAGGCCAAGGTTGCTGAAGTTCAGCACAAAATTAATGGTGGAGAAGAGAATAAGGGTGCTTCTCAAGAAGAAATTCAGCTTAAGATGTTGGCAGAACAGAACAAAGCCAACGAAACTGAGATGAAAATGAAAGACGCTCAGATGGATTCGGTAAATCGTCTTCGTGATCGTGAATCACGCGAACGATTGGCTGCGATTAGGTTAGCTGAAGAGGTCATGAAGAACCCAATGACAGGAATGTCGGTCGTTAATGAACTCATTCGACCGGATATGCTGAAGACTTTAGAGGAAAAAGAGCCACCAACGCCTATGCCTCAATGATCTTTGCCCATGATGGGCAGAGGGCCATGACATGTGTCATGGTTTATGTTTGCGGGAACTCTCGTTCGGCCACAAGTCCGTGACCTTATAAAAGTTCGCACCAAACATTCGGGATGACTTGGCCCTAGCCTTGCGCTAGGGTCTTTTTTTGATATTATGTCATGATAATTCAGGGAAAATTACCATGGCTGATGAAGATCTCTCCGTCTCCGACGCTCTTGCGAAGGCTCGTGAATATACGGACAAGTTAAATCCGCTAAATTATCTTTTCCCGACACCAGATCCAAAACAAGTTCAAGAAGCCAAAGAATCCGGCCAAAAATTGGTTGGCGATTATGCTGATGCGCTGCGCGAAGCTAATGCAGGATCGTCTGCATTGGTTCAAAAAGGCGTTGAGAACATGAAGTCCGGTAATCCGGCCAAGATGGTGCTTGGTGCGGGTCAGGATGTGCTTGGAACAGTTTCTCCTGTTCTCAATCCTGCGTTTGTTGCGCCTTGGACTGTGGCATCTAAAAGGGCAACTGAATACTTTGGCGAGCCTGTCGGTAATGCTGTTGATGCATTAGGCATGTTTGTCGATCCATCTCACTTTGGAAAATTAGGTCATGTTGCAGCAACAGTTGCTCCAATATCCAAAGTTGGTGAGTTGTCTAAAGCGTCAGACATGGCAAAACTGACTGAAGTTCAACCTCGCAAACTCAATCCAATGGGATTGTATAGCGCAGCAGAAGAACGCGCTCTTCAATTAAACCAGACTGCTCCTGTCGAACAACTTGTAAATCAAATTCGAAATAGTCCAGGGATTAAGACAGAAGAATTGGTTCATGCAGGAGTGTTAGTTCCTGATTATGATAAGGTTGCTCTTATTCGAGCAAAGTATCAGCCACAAATTGCTGATCTGTCTGCTCAATATAAAACTTCAGGCTCAGAAGAAATTAAAAAGCAATTGGATAAAGTTCAGTCTGCAATGGCAACTGAAGAGCAATCTGCTTTTGTATTGTCTCCAACATGGGCAGGTAAAGGCAAGATCTCAAGCAAAGAACTTGCAGAGCATTTCAATGCAAGCATCCCGCAACTTGAAAGATCAGTTTATGGCGGAAATACAAATCAACCTACCAAATATCATACATATGCATTGCCAGGCGGGAAAAATTATACTGAAACAGTATTGAAGTCTCCAGAAGACGTAAGCGTTCCTCCTGAACTTCAAGCAAAGATTGAAAATGCAAGTGATAAAGTTCAAGAATTAGATGAACAAATTAGAAATGTGCGTGATGAATATCTTGTTGCACAAAAAAATGGAGATCCTACAGAAATTGGCGCTGTAAAAGATAAATATGCAAAATTATGGGAACAACGCGAAAAACATCAACAAGATATTTATGACAATTTGCGAATTTTAAATTCTGAAAGAGCAAAAAACAATTACACTCATCGACATTGGGAAGATGATGTAAATCCTGTGGCTCATCACAGGACAAGTGAATATATTGGCCCAAATGGAGAACGAATTCTTCATGCTGAAGAAATGCAATCTGATATTGGTCAACAAGCACGAGAAAAAGGATTTATAGATCCTGCAATTGAGAAAAAAAGAGAAGAGTTAAAAAATTCTCATGAAATGGCTGAACGTCAATATCTTAAAGACAGATATGATTTAGACGATCAATTAGATAATTCATTGAAAGATTTTAATAATGCGTATCGCGCAGAAATGAAGCCATGGGAGGATGCTTTTAAAGATAATTCTTATAAACAAAGTTGGATTGAGGAATATAACAAAGCGTCAAATGCTGCTGAAGAAAAGTTTGAATATTTAAAAAGAGGTGTAAGAGAAAATTATGATCAGAAAGCAAAAGAGTTAAGAGAAAAACATGCCGCTAATATTCACGATATAAGAACACAAATTGCTGCATTGCCAGAACGTGGCCAACTTCCAAGACTTCCATATGCTGGATCAACGGAAGCGTGGACTGATCTTGTTTGGAAAGACTTATTTAGAAAAGCCGCTGAAGGCGGATACGATAAAGTCACATGGACTCGTGGTGAAACACAGGCCAATCGTTATGATTTAACTCATCATCTTGGTGAAGTTACATATAATCCAATTCATGGAACTCTTTCCGGATATAATCCAGATGGGCAAATGGTTTTAAGCGAAACTGTTTCTCCAGATAAATTACATGAATATTTACCAAGAGAATTAGCAGACAAATTGAAAGCTGAAGCAGATAATAAAATGTCTGTAAAAGATGAATATGAAATTGTAAAAATTGATGAAACAGGAAAATACGGATTATATCTGTATGGCGAACCTACATATGATTATCACGGAAATGAGTTAGAATTTAATTCAAAGCAAGACGCAAGAGAACATCTTGATGATTTAATAAGCTCCGAATTTGCTCAAGATCCTCCGTCAATCTCTGGCCTTGATTTAAAAGTGGGCGGAGAGGGTATGCATAAATATTACGATCAAATGGCAGGTAAAAGAGCGCAATCTGTTTTAAAACCTCATGCGAAAGACGTTAAGATTACCCAAGAGTATTTAAAAACTCATGGAGATAAATGGCCATTTTCTACAACTGTGTCTCATGATGGGGACATGTATTGGCTCACGGGAGAGCATCCTTCAAAAGAAGGAGATCAAGTTCTTTCTCCAAAATTTAAAACTTATGGAGAAGCTGCTGATTTTAGAGATAATTTTTTAATGAGAGGATATAATCAGCCTGTTCATTCAATCGATATCACGCCAGAATTGCGTAATAGCATTCTGACAAAGGGATTTGCTGCTCATAAAGATGGCGGTCGCGTAGGTTATGCGACTAAAGGCGGTGTAGATCCACTTCATGGCGAGCCAACAGGCGAATCCGCTTCTCCAATGATGGATGAAGCAGACGAGATCATGCGTAAACTCAATGTCATCCCACAAGCACTCAGTGGATTAGACATGCAAATAGTTCAGCCTGGAATTCCGTCTGATCGTGGAAAGATATTGTCGAGCGGTAGTGCAACAACTGCTGCTGCATTACGCGCTGCTCAAAATGCAAATCAACAACCAATTACACGCAGTGGCGCTGATATTTTGCGTAAAGATCCTGCTTTGGCGGCAAACCCGCCCGTTATGTCTGAACGTGGAAGGCCATTTCACGAATTAGAATTTACATATGTTCCAAGAAACAATTTGGTTCCTTGGAAAGAAATCACTCCAGAAGATATCTACAAAGATCGTGGATATATTACTCCTGCTGTGTGGGACAGGACATCCGGCAACGTAAATATTCAAAGCATCATGGGTAATAAACTTACTGCACCATTTGATACGCAAGGTGGAGGAGATTTCCAAAGGTCGGAATTTGCTAGGGGCAAAAAACCCGCAGCATCAGCGTCGAGAGATGCGGCAGTTAAAAATATTATGACAAGAATTCGAGGTCAGAAAATTCCAGAAGATAGACCATTGTATCTTTCTTCAACTTTGATGGGAATTCCGGCAAGCGATTCATCAATCATGATGGCAAAAGCTTTGTTGCGTCAGATGGATTTAGGAAAAATTGATAAATCCGGCATTGATGCTGTTAATAATTTTATGAGCAAGAAAGTTAAAGATTGGCCTGGAATTGAAAATCCAAAAGCTGTTGAGAAATTATTAAGCCAAAATAACATTGGAGCGCAGACATCATTTTTAAGTGAAGCATTAGACAAAGCTACACCATATAAAGCTAACATGCCTGACGTTGGTGCAGCACGATTTGCTATCACAGATCCAAGATTGTTTAGTCCAGAGCAACTTGCAACGGGCTATTCTATGTCAAAAATTGATCTGTCAAAAGAACCATTTCAAATTAAAAAAGGTCATGAAACATATCCAACCAAAATTCCAAGTGTGTCTGGATACGAAGGCGGATTGAAATATCAAGTTCCATCAAGCGTTATGTTCCCAGATTGGGAATCAAAACAATTAAAGGTCGATAAAAATGGCAATCCAATTACGCTAACGAACAAACAACAAGCATTAATGACACAAATTCCTGTGCAAGAAGCAAATCAAAAGTGGCTTGATAATTTTATGAAGCACTTGGAAGAGCATAAAAAGGTATGGGGTTATCGCAAAGGTGGTCGCACATTAAACAATGATGCAATAGGAAACGCTTTAAGTGTTGCTCAAGAAATGGGTAATAATGGCGATAGCATGATTGCTCATATCAATCCGCAAGAGGCTGACATTCTTAAAGCGCTTGGTGGATCTGGAACAATCAATCCTAATACTGGCTTGCTGCAATTCGATAATCCAAGCATGGGTTCGTATGACGGAGCAGGTGATATCTCTGGCAATGCTGATACCTCAAGTTGGGGTGGAGGTAATTTTGTAACCAACGGTGGCGGCGGTGGTGGTAACGGCAATGACAACAGCTTAAATAGCGCCACACGAGGCATTTCATTGTCTAATGACGGAAAAAATAATGTCGTTGGTGGCGGATCATCATCTTCTAATGGCCCGTCCTCTTCGGGCCAAGCAAGCCAAAATGCAACCGAAAAACAGATCCAAGACCAAATTAATGCCGCAACTGCTCAATCAAAGCAGATACAATCATTGTCTCCTGATTCTGATATGGCAAAACAACTTGGTATTGCTGCTCCAGAAGCACCAAATGCTCCACAGGTTGATCAAACACCTTTTGGATCTTACAATTTCAGCAATGCACAAATGGCAACGCCTGATGAAATTGGCGGATTTACGCCAGGCGGCATTTCAAACTATGCTAATACGCCACAACATCCTGGATATGTTGATACGGGCGTAACTGCAATGCGGTTATCAGCAGATGATCCTAATAATCGATCAGTCGGTTATTACATGGATAAGCTAAATAAGATTGATCCTCGTTTTCAAGGAACTGTTGAAGGAATTGCAAACGCTCGTTTGGAACAAGGAATTCCAACAACGATTTCTCCTCGTGGTGGATTTAGAACTGCTGCTGATCAAGCTGCATTGCTTGCTGAAAAAGCTGCGGGTCTCAATCCAAATCCTGTTGCTCCGGTCGGAACATCATTGCACCAATTTACGACCATAGATCCACAAACAGGTCAAAAAATTCCTAGTGCGTTGGCAATAGATTTTGGTGGCGCTAAATCTTCTTTAATTGATCAAATTAATAAAGAAGCTGGCGCTTATACTGTTCCAGATGATCTAGGACATATTCAAGCTGTTCCGCATCAATCTGGAGCATATCAAGTTGCACAATCAAATTTTCCATCATTTCCTGATGCAAGCAAATATGGGCCTAATCTTTCTCAAGATGTTGCTAATCTTAATGAAAAAATGGCAATGGCAAATGATTGGTATAATACTCCAATCGTTGGTGGCATTGTTAAAAACCAAATTGAAAATGCATTTGGGCCAATTCAGCAAGCAACACCTGCTGAAGAACAGCGCATTGCAAATATTATAAATCAAAGTAATGCACCTGCGCCAATTGTTCCTGACGATTTTGGAACTCCTGAAAGCTTGCAACGATATCTCGTAGAACGGGGATATGTAACGTCAGGCCCAAATCGTGCCGGATCTATGGGTTCAATACCTTCGTCATACACAACGTATGATTCAAATTTAAATCCGACAAATGTTGTTTCAAATGAACGATCAGGATCGACAGGATCTATGCCGGAAAGTGTTGTTGGTTCTGGATCTCCCGTTGAATCATATAACAGAGTTGTAAAAAACACTGCTCGTCAGGACTTTGAAAAAACATTCAATGAGCATCTTGTTGCGGGAGATGAGACATTTGAATGGACAAATCCATTGACCGGAGTAACTTCAACTTATTCGACAAAATTGAAGGCTTCTGGTGGATCTGTTGTCGGAAATGACGCAATTTCGAATGCCTTACGGATTGCTAGACAGCATATTGTGTAAAAGAGGCAACAGAGGTATTATTCCCGCCATTGCGGGTGCAGGAGACAGACATGAGCAGCATGAGCGAAGAACTTAGGGCCAAGAACAAGGAAAAAGCCGTAAGGCTGACCAAGGCAGATCCATACGAGAAGGTATCTTCTACGACTTGGACACCGCCGGAACCGCTTAATGGAGACATTAAGACGGGTGCAAGGCCGCTTCGCAAACGTGCTTACAAATCTGGTGGCATCGTAAAAGGTGCAATGGCTAAGAAACGGGCTGACCGCATGGCTCGCAAGTCTGGAGGACGCACAGAGTCCGAAAGTCGTGAAAAGCGCTACCTGACACCCGACAATTTGATCAATCGTGATGTAGCGATGGCTAATGAGGCTCGTGAAGGCAAAAAACACGTTGGTGGCTTTAAAAAAGGCGGCAAGGCATCGATGATGGAGTGGGAACATTCCAAAAAAGACCTTTCTGAAGACAAGAAGTTAGCCCAAAAGCATGGAATGTCTCTCGAAAAGTGGGAAGGTTCTAAACTCGACGAGAAGCATGATCGTCAGCAGTCCACAAAGGGACTTTGCTACGGCGGAAAAGCTAAAAAAGCTTCTGGTGGTAAAGTTTTCTCAGGCAATTCTAAGGAAAAAGTGCCTGGGGCAGATGGCGGTCGCAAAGCGAAAGCGGGTGGCGGTGCATCACGAGCAGAATTTGAAAAGGCATTTGCCGCAGCGCGTAAGGCGCGTTTGGAAGGTGGCCCAAAGACGTTCGAATGGAATGGCAAGACCTACGGAACGGATCTTTACAAGCCAACCACAGGCCCATCCACTCGTGGTCGTGGTAAGACAACTTCGCCAAGTGTTTCCCGTGAAACAGTGTCTCCAAATGGCCCAATGACAGGCGTTAAGGGTGGCGCACCTATGTCTATGGCAAGCGGCGCACCGATTACGGAAGCACAGCGCGTTGGTGCTGCACGATCCAATCGTGATTCGGCATATTCAAATTATTATGACGCAGCGCACATGATGGATTTGGATAATTCTGAAAAAAATCGTGCTTCAGATCAGTATGAAGCGGCAGAAAACAAATACGGTAATACTCTTCTTCAACAGGGCAATCAGGAAGATCGTATTGGGCTTGGTCGCAAGTCCGGCGGTCGTTCTAAACATGCTCGTGGCGGTAAAGCTAAAGGCAAAGGCAAGACGCACATCAACATCAATGTGATGCAGCATCCTACGCCTCCAATGCCTATGCCTATGCCTCCCATGGGAATGGGTAAACCTCCTATGCCTCCAATGCCTCCTATGGGCGCAGGTGGCCCACCTCCTCCGCAGGGTGGCCCACAGCAGACAGATCCGGCATTGCTTGCAGCACTCGCAGGTGCAGGTCGTGGTGGCGCAGGTGGGCCTCCTTCACCAATGGGGCCACCTATGGGCCGCAAGTATGGTGGTCGCACTCAGCATGTAATTAATCATGCGGCAGGTGGCGGTCTTGGTCGTCTCGAAAAGATTGATGCCTACGGTAAGGCAGCTTCGAAAATGTGAGATGACTTGGACGGTCGAGTTTTAGAACTCCCTCAAGTCTGGCCCCTAGAGTGTCCTCCCCACTCTAGGGGCTTTTCTTTATGTATTATGAAACCCTTTTGGTGTCCCAATGGCCCCATATGAGGTGGCGGAAGTATTTTGACTTTTCGACTTTTACTATTTTATTTTTAATCGCCCACTTTTTGCAATCTGTTAAAGTTGCACCGACATAGATCACTTCATTTGTATAGACGTTATAAATCTGAACCATTTTAGTCTCCCTTACTTTGCATATTTCTTAAGGAAATTTTGGATCTGTTTCATTTCCTTACGCGCTGTCTGACGCTCTTCTGGATCGTCGCTGTAAAGCATTTCGAAATTGCGCCAATTTTGGCTTGCGTCTGTGTATTTTTCCAAAACATATTTGGCTTCAGCAATGATGTCTTCGTCGTCATATTCTTCCGGTGATTTGTTATCATCGACACCAATGATGTTTACGAACTGATGGTAGAGTTCATCGCACTTAAGCATGTCTTGAACGATCTTACGCATTTTGGTCTCCGTTGGTTTGGCCGTAGCCCGTTGTTGATGTCACCTTTATAAACGCACCAATTCATATTGTCAAGCACAAATACATGGGAATTTACACTCATTGTAAGGATAGTGTTCTCCCGCAGTGCCATATTACGCTCATGGCACAAACTTTTCATGACCACCTATCTCGCGTTTTGGCTAGTCTCATCGATAAGACCATCGATGAGGAGAAAGACATTATTGCGGCAGGAATGATCAGCGACATGGCTGATTACAAGATGCATGTCGGCATTATCCAAGGTTTGACCAAGTGTATCGATTTAATTGATGAGGCTCACCTGATCGTAACAGGTGTGGAGAGGAGCAAATAATGCCTTTTATGCGTATGAGTCACGATGTCGATCCGGCTGAAACCATTAGAAACGAACTTGGAAATATCGATAATCTCCAAGTTTTTCATAATCAGGTTTTGATTGCCGTCTATATCCGCCCAACAAAGACCAAGGGCGGCATCATGTTGGCCGATTCCACTCGTGATGAAGATAAGTATCAGGGAAAAGTCGGCATGATCATCAAGATGGGGCCAGAGGCTTTTGTCGATCCAACCAATAAATGGTTCACCAACGTCAATGTGAAGGTTGGGGATTGGGTTTATTTTCGTGTTTCTGATGGATGGTCGCTCAATGTCCATGGCGTTCAGTGCCGAATGATTGATGACACCGACATTCGTGGTCGCGTCGAATATCCAGACGAAATTTGGTAAGGAGAAAACCATGACAGAAGATAAAAAAGACGAAAATCTGAACGAAACTGAGCAGGAAATTGAAGTCATCACAGAAGATGAAGACAAGATTGAAGCCAAATCAGAAAGTTTTGATGAACTAACGCCTGAAGATGGCATTAAACAGCTTAAAGAGCGTCTGGAGGCTGAAAAGCGAGCCAGAGAGAACGCAGAACGCATGGCTTATGAGGCTCGTGTTCAAGTTCAACAGGCCCAACGCAGCGTTCAGGACACAGATCTCAATCTGATCGTCAGCGCGATTGAAACCACAAAGCGAAATTCAGAAATTCTGAAGTCTGCATATGCGGAAGCGATGACAATTGGTGATCACCGCAAGGCTGCCGACATTCAGGAAGCGATTTCGCTCAACTCCAATAAACTTTATACGCTTGAGAACGGCAAATCTTCTCTTGAGGCTAAGTTAAAACAACCTGTCGAACCGATTAAGCCACCTGTTTCAGATCCGGTCGAGATGATTGCGTCTCAACTTACGCCTCGCTCCGCTGCTTGGATTAGGGCGCATCCAGATTTGGTGTCGAATGAGAAAGCTTATCAGCGCATGATTGGCGCTCATAACCTTGCCGTCGGTGATGGCTACGTTCCCGACACAGATGCTTATTTTGAAGCCTTGGAAAACACACTTGGTGTCAAAAATCAGCAAAAACCCGCTGAAGTTGTGCAGGAACAAGCCACTTCAACTGCTGCTGCTCCGGTTCAGAAGCGTCAATCGGCTCCGATTTCCGCTCCATCGTCTCGCGTTGCATCAACTTCGTCTGGAAAGCCAAACACTGTCCGGTTGAACCGTGATCAGCAGGAAATGGCGACCATTATGGGCATGACGGCTGAAGAATACGCTCAAAACCTTTCTTCGCTGCGTCGTGAAGGCAAGATTAACTAAAGGAGATGACTATGACAGAAGAATTCAAGATTGAAAAAGCACCTCGTAAAGCAATGCGTTCTGAAATGCGGGACGAAAGCCCTGTTGAACGCGCAAAACGTCGTGCGGCTGAGATTAAACAGCATGGTGCTTTCAGCATCGAAGACAATATCGACAAGTTTTACATCAATCCTGATGATGTCCCAGAGGGTTGGTCGTATGAATGGAAGCGTTTAACGCTTTTGGGCAAGGAAGACCCGTCGTATCAGGTCAATCTTGCTCGAACAGGTTGGGAAGCAGTTCCTGCTGAAAGGCATCCTTCCTATATGCCTGAAGGAAATTTCCGTCATATTGAGCGAGATGGCATGATTTTGATGGAAAGGCCCAAGGTATTGACAGATGAGGCCCGTAATGTAGAATCCCGTCGTGCTAGAAACCAAGTTCGCGCTAAAGAAGAGCAACTTAGTAGCACACCGTCAGGGACTATGACGCGAGAGCATCAGAATGTCAGACCTACGGTCAAGAAGAGTTATTCGCCTATTCCAGTTCCTGGAGACGAGTAACCTTCAAAATCTGCCCTATGGGAGGCGGATTAAATTCATTTGGTTTGCAGTGCTTGGCGCATAGCAAGCTGTTCTTTCCAACATGGAGAAACCGTCATGGCGAATACAAGTGCGCCTTTCGGCTTTCGTCAGGTCAGCGGAACAGGTTCTGCACCGACCTACGAACAGGTAACGATGTCAATTGCCTCCAATAACTCGACAGCCATTTATTATGGTGATGCCGTAGTTCCCGTTACAGGCAGTGCGACCGGATATATCAAACAGGCAACGGCTTCGACCGTCGCTCTCGCAGGTATTTTCTATGGTTGCAAATATACTTCAACCTCCCAGAAGCGCACAGTTTGGTCGAACTATTGGCCAGGCAGTGATGCAACAGGGAACGTGGATGCTTACGTTGTCAACGATCCTAACGCGAAATTTGTCGTTCAGGCTGGTGGGACAAACGTCGGCTTCGCAACCATTGGTCAGAACATTCAGTTGAATGTCGGAACAGGCAATTCTGCAAGCGGAATTTCTGGAATGTATGTTGAGTCCCCAGCGACTACAGCTACTCTTCCATTTCGTGTTGTTGACGTTGTCACAGCGCCTCCTGGAGCAAATGGATCGGACAGCACAGCAGCTTATAACTATGTGATTGTTCAGTTCAACAATACGCTCACACGCGCTTCTGGCGCTCAGACTGGTATCTCGTAAGGAGTAAAGTGTCATGGCTGTTAATCTCTCAGCAATTAAAGACCTACTCCTTCCTGGACTTCGGGGCGTAGTAGGCAAGTATGAGATGATCCCATCTCAATACGATAAGATCTATACGAAGCACGAATCACGCATGGCGCTTGAGCGCACTGCTGAAATGCGCTTCTTGGGTCTTGCTCAGTTGAAGACTGAAGGCGGTCAGACGCAGTTTGATAACTCGTCTGGTGAGCGTTACGTCTACAACCAAGAGCATACTGAAATTGGTCTTGGCTATGCGATCACTCGCAAAGCAATCGACGACAACCTGTATAAGACACAGTTTATGCCGTCGAACCTTGGACTTATTGAGTCGTTCCAACAGACAAAAGAAATCTATGGAGCGAATATCCTCAATACGGCTACGACCTATAGTTCATCAGTTGGTGGTGACGGTGTCGCGCTTTGTTCGACAGCACATCCTATCGATGGATCGACAGTAGCTAACAAGTTCACGACAGAACTTGATCTTAACGAAGCATCGCTTTTGAACGGCATGATTGCTGTTCGCACGAACTTCAAAGATCAGGCTGGCTTGAAGGTGTTTGCTCGCGCTCGTAAGTTGGTCATTCCTCCGCAGTTGGAGCCAATCGCAATTCGTCTTACAAAGACAGAACTGCGTCCAGGCACTGCAGATAATGATGTCAACGCGATAATGACAACTTCAGGCGGATTGCCAGAAGGTTACATTGTCAACGACTTCTTGACCTCTTCGTATGCTTGGTTCTTGCTGACCAACATCGATGGTCTCGAATATATGGAACGTGTGAAGTTCGAAACATATATGCAAGTCGATTTTGTGACTGATAACCTTCTTGTTAAGGGCTATGAGCGCTACTCGTTCGGTTACTACAACTGGCGAGCGATCTTCGGTTCGTTCCCAACTTCGTAACTTAAAGGAGAAGGCAATATGTCTATTTCAGCATTCTCCGGCCCAGTAATCTCTTTCGGCCAGCAAACCGTTGGCAGTTTAACAGATTACAATCCAGAACTTGCTCCGTCCCTTTTTTGGGGCGGTGCTGGTATCCTCGATCCTCGTAACATATTCAGCTACACGCCAGGTCAGAATTTCGGTTCTCCTACTTGTGGTTTCTTAGGTTCAACGAGCATCACAACCTACGATTACAACCCGACTGTAGCAGCGGCGGCGGCAATCTCCGCAGCGGCGGCAGCAGTAGCAAACACAGCAGTAACTCTTGTTTCATCGAACTCTTCGACGACAGGTGTTGCGGTCAGCCAAGCCATTACCAATTCAAGCACTGGTTCGGCGGTAACTGGCCTTCTTGCTCTTGATGCTTGCACTTCGGTTAGTGGATACATTTCAAATGGAACTAGCGGAACGGCTGGTAACATTTTGATTGTTTCGACTGCTTCGGCTGCGTTGCTTTCGGCAGGTATGATCATCTCCGGCACTGGCGTTACCTCTGGCACACAAATTTTGGGCCCAGGCCCATCTTTGAATGTGGCAAACGGAAATCCAGGCGCTGGTTTTACTGGCACATACTACGTCAGTGGCGCAGATCAGGCAGCAGGAACAAGTGGTTCGCCAATTACGATTACGGCTACGATCAGCAATTCTACAAATGACGGTGTTGCAAACTCCCGTTTTGGCTTTGGTCAATCGGACACCATTCAATTGTGGAACCCGCAAGCTCTTAGCGCTCGTAATGTGACCATTACTCCTGCGTCGGCTGGCAGTGCGGTCAATTGGACAGTGCGTGGTTATGACATTTACGGATACCCAATGTCAGAAGTCATCGCAACTGCTGCTGATTCGACCTTAGTAGCTGGCAAAAAAGCGTTCAAGTATATCGCGTCTGTCACACCAAGCGCGACATCAACTGGAACGCATTCTGTTGGCACTGGTTCTGTGTTTGGTTTTGCTCTTCGTTCCGATACATTTGGTGATGTTCTCATCAATTATGCGGCATCGACTCAAAATCCAACCTTGATCACAGCAAATACAAACTATGTTGCATCGG